GTGCATCTGCAATCCACCGCTCTTTAGAGCCGCATCTATCACTGTGACTAAATGTCTTTCTGATTCTTCATTAATTTCTAACAATTTCATTCAGTGTCTCCTTTAGACATGATTTAGTACGTATATATTTTTTTTAGTTTAGGGTCAATTTTTGTCTAACCCAACCTAGTTACTCTCAAAAAAGATACTGGTAGAAAATAGTTAGTCGAAGAAGCATTTTTACCATTGCTTGTCCATCTAAAATCACATGTACCGGGAGCAGTTATAACTATGTAATCTACAAAATTAACTGGCTGGTCTGTAGGTAAATAAGCATCCACACCTGTTCTCAAAGTTACATAGCCACTCACTCCAGCAGCTTGAGCCACTCCAAAATTCCATATGGGAGCATCAATGCCAAATCTGATGGTATACTCAATCTTGTAAACTCCAACAGAAATGCTTTGTGAGAGATAAGAAATCCAACTTGTACTTGTAGCTGAAGGGTTATAAAGCAACCAATAAGGATAGCTGCCTGAAGGGGCTTGTGCTGTAATGCTTCCTGTAGAAACAAACCAATGTGCATTATTAGATGAGCCAGTTTGAAAAACCACTTCTTGCATGTTTCCTACGTTGAACGGAACCCATGCAGATCCATTAGATGAAGTGGTATTCACTGTCTGGGCATTTACATCTGAAGCGACAAAAGTAATGGAATTTTGTACATCAGTTTCTACCAGAGTCGAATCGTATACCTGTAAGCTAGCAGCTGGTGAAGAAATAGCATTCTTTTGCGTAGTTGTCATCGAAGGAAGTAGAAATCCCTGAGTAGTCGAACTCAATTGCAAAACGGAAGATGCAGCCGGAGATATAGTTCCGATGCCTACATTTCCGCCTCTTGCATTAAGACAGAGAGGAGCTATACTCGTCGCATAATGTACCGATTGAATGTATGACACCGCATTAGTTTTATCGGCTCCCATATAAATGGTGTAATCAGACATCGTTGTGCCTGTATAAATCATCAATCCATTAAGTCCATTTTCAGTATTGCCAGCTGAACCGGAGGACTGAATAGTTAATGTAGAATTAATGGAAGACGATGTTCCTATTCCAACTTTTCCATTCACAATCAGACCGTTGGAAGGGGGAGAAGTATTAGTAAAACCTATAGACTCATTATCTGCGTATAAGGCACATTTATTAGTTCCTATAGATGGATTACCAAAATAACCACTATAGACGTTTGAGATTGTTCCGCTACCACTGGAACTGCCACCCTCGACGAGGATGCCGTAAGCACTATTGATTGTTCCAGACGTTGCTGTGTTAAGACCTAAATTTGCGTAATAACCGATTGCTTGATTTATTGTTTGAGAATTAGGTGCGTTAAAACTTCCTTGTGTGCTTATTGAGCGAAGCTGCCCAGACGCTCCACTTGCGGGGGTGAAAGAACCAGTCCAAATAAGACCATAAGCATACCCCCCATTAGTTGTAGTAAGATTATTTGCTAATTGTAGCGATGCTACTGACGATGTATCAGGATTAGATACTCCTATGGCAACAATTCCGCCAACAACCAATCCATTAGTTGGAGCGGTGGTACCTGAATTAAATCCAATTTGAGCATTTCCAATGACTGAAAGTGTTGTTCCAGGCGCCGAATCTCCAATTCCTAGTTTTCCACCGTCAGTGAAGTAAAAAAGATCCGTCTCAACCGATGCATTTCTTTTTGCCATCCTAAAAATCCAGCCGGTCCCGTCGCCAACGTAGAGTCTTCCTTGGTTCGGGGAAGAAAATCCAGCGTTCATGAATATAGCGCCACCTGTTGATGCTGGGAGGGTAGTATTTCCATTGATTTCGACTGCACCAGTCACTGTTAAAAGACAAGTTGGACTGCTTGTTCCAATTCCAACATTTCCACTCACAATCAAGCCATTAGTCGGCGCGGAAGAAGATCCAGCATAAGAACCAAATGCTGAGCCTCCTTTTACATCTAAAATATTTATAGGAGTTACGTTTCCAATTCCTACTCCTGAAATATTGGCCATCAAAACTTGAGTAGTTGGTTCGCTATTAATTGCTCCCATATATGCGGTAATAGAGCCAAATGAAAATGATAGTCTTGAAGTTGCCCCGCCAGAATCGGGTATGTGGTTGGTACTATTATCATTGTAGAAATTATAACCCATATGGATGCCATCAGCATATTTAGCAAAGCATCCATAGATATATCCATTTGAATTGCCTCCCGATGTGGCAAAATTCGAATAAGTAGTTCCCATAAAAATACTGCTACTTGTTTGAAGCGAGTAATTTGAAGGAATGCTTGTAACACCGAGTCCAACTTGTCCGCTCACTATCAAGCCGTTTGAAGGACCAGCGGTCCCAGCATAAGAACCAATCGCCACTGATCCAGAAACATCGAGCATATTAGCAGGAATTGTCGTAGATCCTATTCCAACTCCACTAACTCCTTCTGGCTGAAGAAGAAGAGGCCTTTTATTGATGCCATTCTCAGTCGATTGAATGTATCCGTATGTCATAGCACTTGCAGAATAATTGATCCCTAGAATCAGACGAGGAATGCCAGGCCCGCTAGTTGCAGTGCCTACAATCTGAATAGTTCCCAATTCCCCAGATGCTACTGTCGATGCTCCAAAAACTGTTAGAGGTGAGGAGGGCGAAGCCGTTCCTATACCTAATCTACTATTTGAATTATCCCAGAAAAAATTTGCATTGTTTTGATTGTAGACTCCGCTTGTTCCAGCGAAAACAACACTTCCTTGCGTGAATGCAGTTGCTGTACCAGTTCCTCCAAAAGTGACAGCTAATGGAGTAGTTAAAGCAATGGTAACTGCTCCAGTTGATGCGCTAGCTGTTATAGGGGAAGTAGCGGTGATGCTTGTGACCACTAAGGAACTTAAAGTGCCCCACGATGCTGGATTGCTGGTAGTAGCAACCAAAACTTGTCCCGTGGTCCCAGCTGCAAGCCATGAAGGAATCCCTGTAGTTCCAGATATTAACACTCCATTATTAGCAGCTGTTATCTGCCCTACCACATTTGCTGATGAGGAATATAAAATATCATTTAAAGTAGTGGTAGATGGATAAGTCGCTGTAGAAAAAGAAGGATCAGAACTGGCTCCTGTTGATTGAAGTATCTGCCCAGCTGTAGAGGTTGGGCCTACGGCTACTATAGAACTAGTTCCCTGCCCTACAAGCACACCATGAGAGGTATATGTTGCAGGGGTATAAGGGCCTATTAGCGATAAAATCACAGCTCCTGTAGTAGGAGAGGCCAATATCTGATTAGCTGTTCCTGTTACAGAAGACACTCCTGTAATTAAGCTAGTCCAGGTAGGTAATGTTGATGCTCCTCCACTAGTGAGCACCTGTCCACTGGAACCCACACCAATTACGTTTTGAAGAGGTCCCGTAGATGTAGTTCCTCCGCAAATTACTGAATATGCCGTGAATGATACATCTCCCGTTCCCCCTCCAGCTACTACAGCTGTACCGTAAATTGGATCAGATGAACTTCCTTGAGATATTAATGGTATTCCAGAAGTTGCGCTAGGAGATACAGCAACGATTGAACTGGTTCCTTCTCCGACTAACACCCCGTGGGATGTATAAGTAGAAGGCGTATATGGTCCTATTAAAGAAAGAGTAACAGATCCTACACTGGCCGAGGCCGCTATCTGATTAGCCGTTCCTGTGATTGATGTCACAAAGGATGAAGATGGATTGGTCCACGTCATCGGAGACGAACCCCCTCCAGCAGAAGTAAGTATATATCCCGACGTTCCAGCGGTTGTAGGAAGATTGAAATTGTATGTTCCTGAAGCAGACTGTGGAAGAATCGATATAGTTCCGCTTCCCGATCCGGTTAATAAGTAAATGGGTGTAGAAATCGAAGTTGATACAATCGTAGTCCCAGTCACTTGTAAATTGTGTACTGTGTCATCCGTTGATGTCCCGATGAGAACGTGGCCAGAAACAGCCATGCCATTGGATGGCGGAGTGGTTGCAGTGTAAGATCCAATGGCTGCATTGGCTGCGTACAAAGCACACTTGTTAGTTCCCACGTTAGGGTTAGAAAAAAACCCTCCATATACATTCCCTATGGTTCCAGCGCCACTTCCAGCGCCTCCGTCTATCAATATACCGTAGCCATTGGTGATAGTTGCGGAAGAACCTGCAACCATATCCAGATTTGTATAAATACCAATAGCTTGGTTTATAGTTTGGGATGAAGGAGCGCTAAAAATACCTAATAGGCTTATGCCCACAAGGCGCCCACCAGCGCCTGTAGATGGAGTAAAACTACCAGTCCACAAAACAGCGTAGGCGTTCCCCCCATCCGTGGTGGTCAGAGAATTAGATAATTGAAGCGAAGATACTCCAGGATCGGGACTAGAAGTACCTATACCAACCATTCCTCTGACCAACAGACTATTTGAAGGGGCTGCTGTTCCTGATGAAAATCCGATCTGTCCATTACCTACTACTGAAAGAGTCGATCCTGGAGCGTTATCAATCAGACCTAAGCGATTATGTGTGTTATCCCAAAATAGATCGGCATTGTTTTGATTATAAATACCGGAAGTTCCAGCGAAAACGATACTCCCAGGTGTAAACGTGGTTGCTGTACCAGTTCCCCCGAAACCTGTAGCTAGTGGAGTCGTAAGGGCCATTGTGACATTGCCCAATTGTGGAGTACCTGAAACTCCATTCGCGGTCAAAGGTGAAGTGGCAGTAATACTAGATACTAAAGAAGAGCTATTTACATTGATGGTTATAGTATCTCCAGATGCTGCAGTCATGACATCTACACCACCAAACACATTCAAATTGTTGACAGACGGAATAGCTATACCAGAATCTGTGGTAAACTGCGTAGGGATTTGAGGTAAATCTTGAATGGAAATTAGCTGACCAGCTTGGCTCATCGCGTTCCTACTGGGTAAGCTCAACCTTTTTTACTGCGAGAGCTAGTTGTTCAATTTTCTTTTCCAAAATATTCAACTTCATTTCATTATTGTTTGTTCTAGATACAGAGATCTTTGCATCCATTGACACCAATTCTGTGGCCGCGGAGATTAGTTTTTTTATCTCCTCTGAAGACGGACCAGAAGGCGGAAACTTTATTTGTGATATTTTAGAATCAATCTCTTTAGAAATAGATTGTTGAAAAGAATCGAATGATCTAGAAATATTTGATACACATTCAAAATTACTTTCCTTCAAATCATCTAATTTATCTGAATGAGAGGAGAGAATTTCTGATTTCTTTCTAGATTCATCAGCATGAGTAGATAGTATTTCTTCAAGTTTGTTTATTTTGTTTCTCAAGGAAAGATTTTCGATCTTCACGGAACTGATCGATTCTCCATGAGAAGAGAGGTTGTTGTTTATCTCTCCGATATTTTTGTAGAGAAGTCTAACGGACTCAGCGGACGCACCATCTTTTACCATTTGTTGCAAAGACGAAATAACTTTTCCATTCTCTTCGCAAGATTGAGCGATATAGTTTATATCTCTTCGAAAGACGTCTAGTTTCTCTTTTAAATTAAATATAGACTCTTTAATGAGATCATGAACTTTCTCATGTTTTTCGATCTTTCTATCCGTTTGAATAGTAAGACCATCATGGTTATTCATTACTACTTCGACTACTAGATTTTTCAAATCAGACAAATCATTTTTTAATGATTCTACCTTGTAGGGAATCCCCTCGATCTCTTTCTTAAATCCACGAAATTCATCAATTCTGACACACAAGGGGAGAATTCCATCCATCCGATTCAATTTGTCGGATATGTCTTCCTCTCTGTGTTGACCGAATTGACCACCAGTTCCCATTTTTAGTCCCCAAATCCTTGATTAGGAATCCCATAAATAGATTCAACGTAGACAGAACTTTTTGAGGGAGAAGTGGAATATTTTACGTAAAATGCTGTGTTGGCCCTGATTCTAAAATTGGAAGATTGTCCGCTGTTTCCGGCAACGTCGTATAACACAAAAGATCCAGCAGGGACGAAGAAGTGATCAGTCACACCATCCAAACTAAAGATGACATCTCCATCTGTAGCATTTACTAATCGGAACATCCTCAACGGATTGGGTAGTTTAGCCCCTACTATCGAATAACCAGTTGTTATTGAACCGTGCGCCAAAGACTGAAGGGCTTCTGGGAAAGCTATATTCGATGCCATTATGATCCTTAGTTAACTATCCAATAATTGACTGTACTAGTATCGCTTCCCGAACTAGAATTAATTACGAAACTAACACCTGGAACAATAGAAGCCACAGGTGCAGACACAGCACCGGCCGTCCCTCCTATTGTATTTATGGATACGAAGATGATTGAGCTGGCCGTGACAGCACTAGTAGAAACGGTCACAGAACCAGCAGTCATGGCAACAGATGTTCCAATAGAGTCACTAGCAGCTGTCGAGGCATGAATAACTAGCTTATTTCCAGTAGTGCCAAGGACCAAATTCCCATTTGTTGCTGTAATCGCTCCAGCAGTAGCAGTCAAAGTGGTGGAAGCCGTTAAACTTCCAGTCACAGCAGTGTTCCCAGTGGCATTGCCGATCTGCACTGCGCCAGTACCACCTGTACCGATTACGGTGACCCCAGATCCAGTAATATTGATATGAGAAGTTCCGACCTGAGTTAAAGCTGCGAGAGTCGTGAGTCCTGTCACGCCCAGTGTGGTTCCTATGGACATTCCGCCAGTGACAGCGGTATTTCCCGTGGCATTGCCGATTTCAACAGCTCCAGTTCCCCCGGTCCCTATGATAGTAACTCCAGATCCACTAGCGTTAATACTTGCAGCACCCACTTGAGTTAAGGCCGCCAGTGTGCTCAGACCAGTGACTCCTAGAGTAGTTCCAACAGATAGAGAAGAAGTGGTAGTTAGAGATCCGGGGGTAGTAATGGCAGAAGGTAACGACAGAGTGATAGCGCCCGGACTGTTTGTTCCCGTCGAGGTGATTTGACCAGCAGTTCCGAGAATTTCAATTGATCCAGCTGTCGGAGTAACGACAGTAGATCCATCAGAGAGAGAGTTTAAAGCTCCCCCAGCAGTCCCCAAAGAAAGCCATGAGGCTACAACAGGATTTCCGGACAGAGAAGTCAAGAGATAAGCTGCATTACTAGCAGGATAGATCCAGGGCTTCCCTAAAGGATACTTAGAATCCTGGGCCGTTGGGGCTCTATTTTTAAAAACTGGAATTTGTGCACTATTAGAGCTTGCTCCATATGCAATTGAGTAGTTATTGGATGCAGAAGGTAAGGTCATGGGGAAAAACTCCTAGTGGTCTTTTCCCTTCCAAGTATCAAGTAATCGTTTTAATGGGAATAAAAAAATGTATGATATTTAGGGAATTGTTCTTATGTGGTATAATGTTTGGAAATCAGAGAGAAAATGATGGATATTTTCAAAAAGAACTATGAAACATTAACTATTTTGAGTGGAATGGCCGTTCTTTTGGTCGGATGTTGTATTTGGATCAATGGAAAGTTTAATGCCCTTGAAAAAGACATGGCTATAATTAAAACAGTTTTAATTATGCAAGATATAATGCCAAAGGAATTGGCTGTAAATGAAGGATTTGAGAAATGATATTTGCAATCTTTATTTCTATCCTAGCGATAGCATGGGGAATATTTTATGATATTATTCTTGATGGGTAATTAATTTTAATTCATTAGTTGCTGTCTTATAAGCTGATAAATCATTTTTAGCGACTGCCTTTATTGCTTCGTCCAAATACTTCCTTGAAGCTGGTTTGGATAAAACATAACCGTAAGCTCTTCGACTCCAGTTAGCCGCTTTGGTTAAGGTGAGAGCTTTACCAGCCCCAGGAATGATTATAGCCAGAGGGAAAGCAGCGTCGAGAACGCTCACCTCTTTAGCGGACATTCTTTTCATCCCATCAATTGCTGATTGCAAATCTTTACCTATTTGAATGACTTCATCCGCGCCCTGCTTGCCCATTTTCAAACGAAGTTTTGCTTGTTTTTTCTTATCAAACGCGAGTTTTCTTAGAGAGGTAGAGTCTACGTCAGATCTTAGAATAGGCTCCAATTGACTTAACGTATCTTCTGCGTTTTTATACTTTGAAAAAGTCTCGTTATTTTCTTTAAACTTCCTAAACCACGGAGAACCTGCCGGAAGAGTCGATGCTATAGATTCTTCTATCGCACTATTATAGGCCCCTAGGAAATCATCATATTCTTTCAAGTGGCCGTGTAGCTTTGCTCGTTCATGAATTCGGGCCCTTTTTCTATTATTTGATCGAAATGTTCTAAGTAAACTTTTTAAATCCTGTGGAGGGTTGTTACCAAACTTTTTAACTTCTTTTATTATGAGTTTAGCCTCTGTGTGAGGATCTGGTATTCCTCTAAATGGTTCTCTAGATGATCTCATAAACTTAGATAATGGAGAAACATTGATTTGAGGATTAAATTTTTCAGCTAATTGTTTCAGTTCACCAAATCCTTTTTCGAATTGATCTTTAAAATCAAACCCCTGTTCAATTTGTATAGAAATAGGAACATGTTTTTCCAATGCCTTCTTTGTCAAATTAGAGGCTTCTTGATCTAAAGATGCTATAATTTTTTCTTGTCTTTTAGGAGATATAATTGCTTTCTCAGCATGCTTGGATTCGACCGCCCTAGGTTTTGTCAGCCCACTTTCAAAGGTATCTGGGCCTTTTCTGAAAGGCGGTTTAGGACCGGAACCTCCCGGACCAATAGGAGAGTTAGGAATTTTTCCAATCACATTTTTTGCTCCTTGAAGCGTCTTTTTAGCAATGGCTCCAAGCGGTAGAGTTCCCCCCAATTCTTCTAATTTTTTTAATTTCCTCTGTTCTTCAGAAGATAAATTTTCTTGCAAAAATGAAGACGCTTTATTTAGATATTCAGAAATTAAATTCGGAGGAGTGTCTTCATTTATCAATCCTTCACTCCTCAGCCATGCTTCTATTGCGGGAGCCGGAAAAGTAACGGCCTTTGCAAAGCCCACGCCCAATGAACCAGCCGCCCTTCCCGGATGTTCTATAGAAAGGTCCCTATACTCTTCGGCGGATTGGCCCAATTTTTTGTTGAACTGCCCAAAAGCCTCAATGGGACGAACATTAGATTTTTTGAATGGAGGAGCTTTAAATTTTTCAATCGTTGCCGGAATGATACCTTGTGGACTTGGGGAAGAATCTTCAGTAAACTGCGACCAGTCGAAAGTACCATCCTGTGCAGGCCCCCCCTCGGTGAATTGCGACCAATCAAACTTAGATGTCATTTTATGACCACCGCTCCGGCTTTCATAGCATCTTTTACTCTCGCTTTTGGAACCAACTGTTCACTTCCATCCGGCCCTCGCATTTTGACCATAGTGGAGGAGGGTTTTTTCTCGGAGGTTGCAGGCTGTATGTCTGGATACAGATCATCCAAATTTGATGCATCCAAATCTAATTCTTTCGCTACAGCTTTAAGTTTTCCAATTTTTACTTCTTGAGAATCTTTATGCGACGGAAGTAATTCATTTTTAATATAATTAAATTTCTGGTTGCTAAGAACTCCCTTGTTAACCTTATCTTTTATAATTCCAATTAAAGACCCTTTAGATGCTTCGAATTGTCCTCTTTCCCTCTTTTTAGTTGGAGAATAATTGGGATCTGAAAGCAAAGAATATCCTACTTTATCTATTAATCCGACCATATCTTCAAAAGCGTCCTGTGCACCCATTTTAGTTTGGTATTCAGATTTGGCTGCATCTTTTTGTTTTTGTAATATGTTCCCAAATGCAGCAGTCTCTTTATTGAGAGATAGTGCGGCAATCGCCTCATCAGGCATGTCCAATATTTTTGGTCGGGCATTTTTTGTTTTAGCCACTTCAAAGTCCTGAGCATCCTCGTTTTGTCCATAATGTGACTTAATCAAGTCTTGAGCCCATTTATTTTTTTGTTCCTGTTTGTATTTATCCATAGCCATCTGTTGGGCAAATTGTGCTGCACTTCCAATTCCTTGTGAAATACCTGCACCTAAATTTCTTCCTAAAGACTGTCCAAAACTCGGAATTTCTGGAAGTACACCCGCGAATGCCATAAAATCTCCCTAAAATAATCCAGCCAATTTACTCAAACCCATCCCACCAAATTGCCCAGCGGCCTGTCCAGCCGCCCCAGCCAAAGACGGAATAAGCTCTTCCCACCATTTTTTCTTCTTAGGAATCAGACTAGTTGTGTTCAAATCTTGTCCGATCAAATTCTGGTACATCTGCATTAAGCTCTGTTGCGCCTGATTCTGAAGTCCTAATCTATTACTCTGTAATCTTTCAGCCAGGTCGGTCGCCGCGCCGCTTTGAGCATTGTTGAACCCACTAGATCTCCTAGCTCCAGTACCTGCCCCGGAAAATCTAGAAGCAATATTTCCCTGAAGTTCTCCGAATTGGCGCATTGCGGGAGCTTCCAGTTGACCCCACGATTTTTCATCTCCGCCTTGAGCCATCTGCATTAATTGCTGAAGTATCTGAGGAAACCCCTGGGAGAGACCTTCTGCCCCTTGATTGAACAGCCCCATCTGCTGAGGAGTTTTGTTGGGAATAGTGACTTGATTATATCCAGTTCCCTTGAGTTTAGAGACTGAGCCTGTAGCTGCGGACATATGGACCTCTTTTATATTGCCAATAACAGAAATAATATTTAAAATGTGTGGAAATCTTTCCAAACAGGATATTATGGGTTGGGTTAACACTTGTGACAAGAGATTAATAAATTCAGTTTATATTTCTGAGATTAAATTAATTAGGTTATCTTATAAAGATGACCATCTTGGATTTAGAATCGACTTAGTGTTGTCAAACGATTCAAATGATTTTGCAACCCTGGGATTTTTTGAGAATATCGAACAAGCGGAAGAAGCTCTTTATTCCATGATATATAGAGAATATTATTATTCACCCGGTGCTTTTAGGGATATTTGTAGGAAGACAAATGAAGTGAAAACTCTGCGCGACAAATCAGATTTGACGAAATTCGATGATTTTTGGAAAGAATCTGAGATTTTAATAGATAAAATTTTTGAAGACTGTACTGAAGAAGAGTGTGAAGTAGATTTGTGTTCCTAGATTTGGCTTATCCACTCAAGAACCACAATCCCCGAAGTAATATTAGGAGGAGAGCCCCCTCCGGCTATGATCTGGATATTGGTTGGATCTACGTAAATTTCAATCTGGCTTGTCGCATTAGTTGCATCCACGTAGGGAAGTGGATACCAGTTTGTTCCATCAGTCGCTGTCCCATAGATTCTTGTGAAAGCGTAGATCTGCGACAAAACGATTCCATGTGGATACGTACCACCCGCAACAGATATGGGATAAACCTGTCTCTGTCCCTGTTGTCTAAAAGCCGTCAAGAACCACTCCTCCCCATTCACAGCGGGACGATTTGTGGGGAAAAGTCCTATTGTTCTGCTATTGACCGCATTAGATGTATCAATATACGATTTGTTGAGTTCCATTCGCAGCGCTTGAGGATCTTCCGGGAAGTCCCTAGAAGTCCTAAGATAAGAGCTAGCATTAACAACATTTCCACTCATGAGAGCATCTGACTGGGTGAGACATCTATAATCATTCCATGGAGCTCAATTTCAGCCACCTGGTTTGTTAACGTACTGTCGAACATCTGTTTTTCACTTAGAGTGATCCCAATTTGCACAGTGTCACCTATCAGTGATGTGTTCATTCTGTGCCATGTTTGTGCTTGACTAGGAACGATTTGCTGTAAATTTATATTGGACGCAGTGAGTCCAAGATTCGTACTTTCCTGACATGTGTATACGATGTTAGAAAATACTAAAGAATTATTCTCAGCATTAGGATCGGGAACATATGGTGGATTATTGAAGGGGGTGGAGGCATTCTGACTGAGGAACAATTGAAGAGTAATTTGAGCATTCGGTGTGGTTGTAAAAAGATACTGTTGAGTCCCTATACGAGTTTTTCTTCCCATCTCCCAAGCTGTTGGGAATTGCTTGGATTGGATTTGCGGAATATACAATCTGGTTATCGTTCCATTTCCAACATAATTTCCAAATGGAACTATTGGTTCTGGCAACTCCGGATCACTAGATATCAAAAATGTATTAACTGACAATATGGTCACTTGCCAAATGATGTAAACAGGAGGAGATGTCTGTGGAGTAGAATTAAAATTACTCATACCCAAAGCATTAAGAAAATAAACAAAATCTCCATTATTCAAGTTATGATTAGGAGATGTAACAGTATTGCCGGAAATCGAAGAGATATATAATGAAGGTGCTTCAGATGTTGTATCATCTCTTCTAGCAATAATAAAACCTTGTTGATTGCCCGCGATCACCTCAGGTTCTAGAAGAGAAGACGTAGAGGCGTTCCACGGTTGATTCCATGCGTTCCAAGAGGAGAAATAAGATCCGACGGTCTGCCATGTAAAACCAGTCTGTCTTCTAAATGGTCCATAAGTCGTATAAGATTCGTTGAAGACTGCCCAAGACTCATCACGGTAATTATAGAAAAGAGTTTGATTTGGAAATGGAGAAGTGGCGTTTTCTTCATTATTGTATGGATAGGAAAAATAAATCCATTCGTTAACAAAGTCTCTTTGAGCAGTAATTCTTTGAGTTCCGTTATTTAAAAGATCAAATTGAAATACATAATCAGGAATTTCAAGATCTATTCTAGAGCAAGATTGTTGGTCGGTAAGAGTGAATCCTCGATCTCCTATGGAAATTACTCCTCGATCCATCACAATAGAACTGAATGTAGCAGTCGATCCCAATTCGGAGTTTACTATATAGAAAGCAAAAGGAAGAAGATCGTTTCCAGTGTACAAGACCTTAGTTTGTCGATTAGTAAATCCCACCAATAACACATCTTGATTTGCTCCCACAGTTGTCATTGCCTGGGCAAACCCTGCTGTGATATATCCCCCGTAACCGGTCACATCCGAAAAATAAGCATTCGCCGTGGCTCCTTGATTAGGAGGTGTCAAAATGGGTACAAATGCCGTATTTCCGGCTGTTGGACTGCCAGTAAATGAAGAAGTGTAGTATGGAGTTCCATTCTGGCTAAATATGATGGTGTCTTGTAGATAATGAGGGGCGCTAGATGAATGTATTCCCGAAGACTGAACGATTGGTCCCAAAAAGAGTAGACGATCTTTATATGGAATTATGATCCTGGCACCAACCAAATAGTAAATATCTGATGACAGGTCTTCTATTGTAGCTTCCGGAGGTCCAAAATAAATCGGTGGGGCAAAATTTACCCATCCAAATCCAGAGGTCAGAGTGGGAGAAAATTGACTTCCGTTAGTTGGATCTCCGTCGTACCACCTGAGACAATCCTTGGCAGGCGCCGCGGCGCTGCTAGTTAGATATTGAGCGATTCCCCCAGAAGAGTAAGATCCGCCGATCGTGGCATTTGGCAAGATTACAGTGACTGATGAACCCGACACTGCCGTAACATATCCTGTTTGGAGATTTATTCCTGTATTCCCCACCACCTCGTTGATGAAGACGAAATCCCCAATGATCAGTCCACTCGCGGAAATTGTTAACACAACTGTGGCAGGAGGACCCGCTGTACTTATGCTAACTCCAGTGATCAATTTGAACTGCATGCCTATATTAGTAGTAGTAAATGGTTGTGTAATTCCATTGGTTGCCCACAAGGAGTTTTCGTAATTTGTCGACCAAAATTGTTGATAATTTTGTCCATTCCAGCGGATCGGAGTAGGCGTGGACTTGGCTACGTAGCTCGGATAGCTTGCTGAGGCTGGATTTTTGTAAAAACTGACATCATAAGAATAGTAGGGAGATGCGGTCACGATTTGATACGAATATTTTGTATCAAAAGACAAATTTTGTGGAAATTGAGTAGCATTTAAGTTCAAATCCTCAATGTCCATTACTGGAAGATCTGCATAATAGGTAAAAGTAGCCAGGTTGATGGTATTTGTACCCCCTCCGGAAATTATTATTGCTCCGGAAGCATAGTTAATTGTTCCAGATCCGCTAGGAGAACCTTGAAGGGTACCATCTTCATTTACGTCAGTGTAAACGGCACTAGTAGTAGAATCGGTGAATTGGATTGTTCCGGGCACGATATTCCCAGAAAGGTCTAAATTGAATCCAGAAAGTAAATTTCCCGCACCGCCAACAAGATTAAATGAAGTGGTTGAGCCATAGGAAGATATAGCAGAGTTGAAAAAACGCTCTAATCGGCAAATCGTACTGGTTCCCCTTTTCCTTTTTACCCTAGCTCTCCACTGATAAGCATTGATCAAGGACGGAAATGAATCGTTGTCTACATAAAAAGCGGGGACATCATCCCTAAACCCCTTCCCGAAAGGACCGACAACAATTTTACTAGACATTAGTTTCCTATTGCCATCCAATACACTGTCTGATTTCCTGAACCGACCGGCAGAGTAACAATTACCTGAGACGTGGAGGGAACCCTGCAGGAAGCATATGTCGAACCGCCGGTTCTAGCTGTGACTTGTACATTGAAACAGGCACTAGGGAAGACAATAGGAAACATTACAGTAGATGACGAGCCATCATTGACGGCTACACTTCCCCATTGAAGGATTATTCCTCCCATCAAAACCGTACTCCCATTTGAAGCTGCGACATAAAAAGTGGAATTTTGAGAATTTAAGAAAAATAACTGAGGATGCGAAGCAGCGTCATTTTTGGTATAGAGAATAGAAACAGGGTCTGTTGGCGTCACCTGAGAGGTTATATTCGGATAAGTCACCTGAAGGTGTTTTCCTCCGGCCGCATTGTTGAATCCGATGTGGTCAACACCCACCCAACTACTTATGGTATTCGTATTATTCTGCATTCCTGCAACGTCTTGAGAAGGATCATCGGGAGGGTTCGGCAACCCAATAATGTATGGAAATGACATATTACGTACCGCCTATGTTTGAGCCAGCTGATTGATTTTGACCCTGTAGTTCACTAAATATTGTACCAGTTCTGGTCGCAGTAAATTGCCTCTGAGATCTTTTCCAAACTAATGTTTCTTGTTCTTTAAAAAGAGGTTCATAAAACATAAACTGCTCAGTATCACCAGTGTCTGCAAGAATCTTACGAGCAGCCCCACGAGCGATATACTCAGCCATATAACCAAAAGGAATAGCACCACCAGTGTTGAGAAAAGCCGCAGGAGAAAGATATGCATCCATTTCCACAAGGTATGGAATATTGGAAGGGGGACGTAAAGTGATAGAATTATTAAAATAAAGAATAGCGCGTGGTATGCCTTGTTCATAAAAGTAAGATTGGACATTGATGGAGGTTCCGGCAGCTAGGGCAACTGGAAAAGTAACATTGATAGTTCCGTTTGCATAATTCACTGTATTGGAAGTAGTGCTGTACGTGCCCAGACTCTGATTCCCAAAAGGAGCTTGACCCACCTGCATCAATAGCCCATAGCCCACATTGCTCAATAAAAATTGCCCGCTGTCGGCGATAACAACATTCGATCCATCGGAACCCGTTGCGGTTATGTAGACCGCTGAATAGACTGATGTGGTTGGAATGTTCGTTAAAAAGCTTGAGACAACGGGAGGATCGGATGTCGCACCAGATGTTATTATTCCATTTATATCTATATGGCCTGCTAAAGCCGGAAAAAAGGGAAGAGGAAGAGAATACGTCTGAGACACTCCATCGGCAGTGCCAGCTGAAGGAAGAGTCTGCACATAGTTTGGCCACTGGTTGAAAAAAGAATTTCTATCGGTATAAAAAGGGACTTGAATACCCGCAACGAAACACGGAGTCATGAAACCTTGATATACTGGGAATGAGGCGATTATTTGGTTTCCTGGCTGAGTCTGAACAGAGTACAAGGGCATATTGTACTGATCAATTCCCGGAGTAGTTTGGAACGAATACTTAGTTTTTAGATCAAAAAGTTGTACACGAGCGTCTACGTCAGTGATCCAAAATCTATTGATGTAATCAATGATTAAATTATCGCTCAGCGCCGAATTTGAAGGAGTTTTTACTATTCGACGGACATAGGTGATAATATCGCTCAGCAAAAACATTAGAAGTTACTCACTTTTCGATGAAATGAAACTTGAGTTTTCGGAGCCGATTGGGCATCTAAACGATGTTTAGTTGTATCCGCAACAATCGCACCTACCATAGCTCCTCCCATTCCATGCTCAACCACTTTGTGATCATTCATGACCAGTCTGTGATAACAGCATCTTTTTAGCTTCTCAGCCAGATGTCTTGGCCCCCACACTGGTTTGTTGGCGGGAACTTCCCAAAATTCAGCAGGAATTCCTTGATACGGTTTAGTCCACATTGGGATTGCCTCTCCGATGATTTCATGATTCTCGGCGATGAATCGAACATATTGCTTATCGTATTCCCACTCCTTCCTGAACTTCTCATTGAAAATGTCAGTCATCTTTCCCGACTTTGGAGCAGGACCAGAGTGAATTGTTTTAGTAGGCTTTAAATATATTTCTGGAGCTTCTCTGAATTCTTTAGAGGACATTTTAGTCTGCGGTTCGGAACTTTCCACCGGAGCTTCATTAAGCCGATCCATCGTCATGGACTTGACTTCCTTCTCGAAACTTTCAAACTTTTCCTGAACCTTGTCTAACTCTTGCTCAGATGCGCTATTTACTTTTGGTCTTGCCATAATTCCTATAGGGGTGATATGTTTATGAAACTTCCAGGAATCGCGGTAGAGGGGACCGATCTTCCTGTAAGGCTGATAATGCCCGATCCGCTATCGCCGACGGCCACGACTTGGGGAAGCGTGGGACCGTAACTAGGCGATGGGATGAAGGCGTTAAAGCCGGTTGAATTGATGTTTAAAGTGATCTGAGTCGCTGTGGGGATAGCGATGACGTAGCCTAAGACTTCGTTCAACTGGTAGGTGCCGTAGGTAGGTTGAATGAACAAACGAACGAGTTGTCCTATGACGTAGTTATGATTGACTGATGTTGTGACAAGCGTAGTTGGCCCCAGGGCTATCTCGCTGATAACAAACCGAGACGGCTGGAAATACTGAGGATTGATCGGCGGATTGCTGTATGCAGGCCGTGGGGGTCCGAAATACGTAGTAGTCATATTTCGGCAAATAACATTAATTATTTTAATTTGCTAGAATTCGTATGGATACAATACAGGGATTTATAAAATTTTTTGACGGCCTAGACAATTTGAGGGAACTTTTGCAGGGGAATGATTTCTTAAAAAATGAAAAAATTCCTCCTAGAATAAAACTAATTTTGAACGATTATTTTGTTCGTGGTAAAAACTGCGTTCAAATTGGTCGCACGCAGGGAGTAACAGGGAGCCGAATCAATAATCTTTTAAAAAAAGGTTTTTTGTACTTAAAAAAATTTGATGAACAAAGAAAAGGCAACAAAATTATTACCGACACGGACATATCTGAATTGAAAGTAGAGGACATGCGTTTAATCTGTAGAACTACCAATGTGCTAATTAATAATGATATATTATTTTTGAGAGATATACTTATCATGTCTCCGACCGAGTTTTTAAGATATAGGAACGCGGGTCGAAAGTCTCTTAGAGAGTTAGAGGAACGATTACAAGGCCTTGGGCTCAAGGTTGGTATGTACTCACATGGAGTAGATTTTTGTGATTATATTATGAAAATCTGTTCTGGACGAACATTTACCCAAGAAGAAGTAGAAAAAATCACTTTTTTTCTGAAAAGTCGGATAAAACAGGGAGAGGCTAGAGGTATTAACCCCTAGCGACCCTGCGCAATGCGTTTTAAGCATCACTTGCGAAGCTGAACCTAGGCACTTCGCCATTACTCTAAGCGTTATAATCCATCATGTAAGCATTCCAGAAAATACTATCACTAGAACTTCCAGAAACGGAAGCTCCAATTATGAAGCCCATACTGGTATTATTGCAATAAGCGCCAGCAATTGCCGGACCATTGATCGACTGAACTGCGCTTGAACTTCTTCCGTTATAGAAAGAAGGAGCAATGAAGTTTGTCAGCAATGAACCAGAATTTGCATCGCCTACCGCCAACACTTGAGGAAAGTTAAAACCACCAGCCAAAACAGAAGCAACAGTTTGATTTGTGTTGAATGCTGTATAACCAGTTGAATTAATATTACATACAAATGTAGTCGAGTTGGTGACAGAAGTCACGAATCCGTAATTAGGAGATCCTGGAATGAGAATATTTGGCAGCGAATTGAGCTGCGAAGTACCCCAAGCCGATGGAATTCTAAATGCAATTTGCTGTCCTACAACAAAATTATTTGGAGCCGTGGTAACAACAGTAGTTGTTGCACCAGTAGTAATAGCTTCAATAAAAGATACTCCAGGAGCATATAGATTCGGATAAAGAATCTGTTTAACAAAAGCTCCCGTTGGAGATCCAGATAGTGCAGTGTAGTTGCCTCCCGATCCTGGCCATACGACCGAAAAGTGATCAGCATCTCCCACGGCACTCACCACAAAAGGAATTCCCGCAATTTGCGGCATACCAGTTGTGGCCGACTGGAACAGTCCTTGGAATGTAACCACATTTCCAACAACATATCCGTGCGCTGTGACGTTAAAAACGATGGGATTAGCGGCAGTTGCGCCGATAATCTGTTTTTGAGCGCCATATTGCAGGGCGATTCCACCCTGAAATGTACTAAAACCACCACCCGTTGAAGCACTAATAAAAGAAGTGCCATCAGCAGGTCCGGATCCAGTAGTAACGACAAAAGCAGCTCCTTGTCCCATGTCCCGTTCCCACCAAGCTCTAGTCACTCCAGACGCAGCAACTGCCCGAGTGGAGTTAGAGATTTCGATGAAAGTAGGGAGAAACGGAAGGATTACCGCTGTATTGCCACCCGTCGATGTAACTTGGCCAGAGGCCAATCTGCTATATTCAGCCATTGTGTCCTCCTTATGCCGCTACAAAGTTTCCACCACGAGTCGAAAGAGAATTTCGAATAGCAGTGTCTTGGGTAAGCGCTTGAGCCTGTGCAAATTTGACAGCCAAGGTAGCATTTTGCGCTAACATTCCAGAATAATAAGGATCTCGATAAATTAAATTCATCGAATAACCATCCTGGTTAATGTGCGTAATAGCTTGTTTTCCAACAACAGTATTATAATAAACATCTCTTCCGTTCATGGATGCACCGCGTGCAACCGGAGCTTCTGAGCTGGTTAAAATACGGATGTTGAAAACGTTGCCGTACTCCGTTGGGAGTGCGTCGGTGTTGTGCATTCTGTTACTTTTGTGACCTAGACTACAAACATCCAGGCGGGGAAACCTCTTCGGATCTCCCTCTCTATGTCTCCATAGAGTTCAGACTATCGCATCCCCTTGTGGGGGTCTCAGGATTTAGTCGTTCAGGCTGATCATGTAGGATGTCAGAACGAATGGGCATCGGAATCTTAGGAATGTCCGATTCTTCCATCTGCCATGTTGTAACATTTCTTATCGTTCCTAAATTCTTCATAATCTTGCCCCTTATTATCCGTCCACATTACGCGGCGAGGAACTCCAAGTCAATTACCCAAGATTTTTTTACGGCAACAATTCTACCGTAATTCCATATAGAAAGAAAGCCTTCACCTGTAAGCGCGTCGAAGTCAGGCTGTAACTCCGTAGAGGACAGCATGAAATAGGACGAGCGCACTGGACCTGTACCGAACTTCAAAGATCCTTCAACGCCAGAAAGAAACTTCTGAGCATTGTTGGTATCCAAAGTTGCAGCCAAAAGGCTAAAATCGGAGACCCCAAGGTTAGTTGGGTTGTCCTATCTGTTACTTTTGTGACCTAGACTACAAACATCTAGGCGGGGACTTTCTCTACTTATCCCTCACGATGTTTCCATCGTGTTCAGAGCACCGCATCTTATCGATCGTCCACAATTTGGACAGAACCCGTCTTGCGAAAAGCAATTCTCACAAGCCTCTTCTAATCCTTTACAATTGGAACAACCTGATAAGTCTTCTCGCTTGCTACGTTCAGGCTGATTATATTCCATGATTTGTTCTTGCATATCTTGTTTATATAAACATTCTTTATCACGTTCACTATATGCTCTGTAATTTTCACGTCCCATAATCTTGCCCCTTGTTGTCGCCGTCTTTACGCTGCGAGTTTCAAGTCTATCAGAGAAGATTTTACAACGGCAACAATTCTACCGTTGGCACCACCACCTGCATTGATTTCGGACGCTGCCGATACAATGTAGTCGCGGAGGATCAAGTCTTCAGCTTGGCGCATCGCAACTGCAAGTCTCTCAGAGACCCAGGCGAGAACGCCTTCTTGCGAATTGTTACTCCCATTGCTGGGGGATAGGTCATTTCTGCCTACCTCTTCCGGTTTCCTCGGAAGACCCGACTATCGCTTCACCTGTTATTAAGGTGTCTGACCGCCTTAGTCTGTCAGCCTGGTATTAAATTCGTCTCATGTGTATACTGTCTAGTGAACATATGAAAGAAGAATTTATGAAAAAATTCATTAACAAAGATCACAAACACAGAAATCTTTATATTCCAAAAATTCACGATCCTATCAAATTGGCCTATCTTGCCGGAATTGTCGATGGAGAAGGGTGCTTCCATGCCTGCAAGCTTAAAAACAAACCCAATGATGGTTATAAAAATGGCCATTATCGATGCGTCCTTAAGGTTTCTAATACAGACATTCGCCTTTTCCAATGGCTTCAAGAAACGTTTGCAGGAACTTGTTCCGCAGCATTTAAGGAAACCAGAGACAAACTCTTTAAAAGAGACTGTTATGAATGGGTCGTTACCGGACATAGACTGCTTGATATTTGTCGGCAGATTTTGCCCTATTTGATTATAAAGAAAAGGCACTGCGAATTGATTATCAAGTTCAGAGAATCCTTTCCCCTGAATTTGGGAAGAGGAAACCGCGAGATCACCCTGGAGGAACAAACCCTCCGAGAAGACTGTATCGCCGAAATTCGTAAACTCAATGCTCGTGTTCGCCATTTGCCACACTGTAAAACTTCTTAATACCTTGGCCCTTGTTTCCATACCTTTCGGGTTAGGGGTCCAAGTCAATTAGGTCTGATTTATACAGGACCAATTAAAATAAATCCTGTAAAATTACTTGTTCGTTAATTATGCAGCCTGTCTTTCTGCAACTAAGTAATTATCTTTCGGCACAGTTAATTTAACAAAACCGAAAAAAGCCATTTGCGCATCTATAATATCGCGCTGTGGAACCTGTGCAGGAGGGTCAATCCCGCTATTTCCCAACTGTCTATTTCTGTTACTTTTGTGACCTAGACTACAAACATCTAGGCGGGGACTTTCTCTACTTATCCCTCACGATGTTTCCATCGTGTTCAGAGCACCGCATCTTTTGTTTTAGCCAGTCAGAAAAGTCATATACACCTTTGATATAAAATTCTTCACTTTCCGCATGTCTGCAAAAAGGAAGAGGTTCCCACTCTTCGATGTATTGATCTGCCAATTTAGTCAAACAAAAGTCTTCTCGCTTGCTACGTTCAGGCTGATAAAACGAATCAATATAACTTCTATTTTTTCTGCATTCAGGACAAAGCAGAATCGATCTAACTGGTATGGAACCATCATCCATCACTGTTAACCAATTTGTATTACAATCTTCTTTCGTCGCCATGCACTTGTGACATATAGAAATTAACTTCATCATATAATCTTGCCCCTTGTTGTCGCCGACTTTACGCTGCGAGTTCCAAGTCTATCAGAGAAGATTTTACAACCACACAATTTATGGTTGGAGGTTGGAGCGCTCTTGGTCGCATAAAGCGGCAAGTCGTTCCACCGTTTACTGGCATCGACACCTTGTCGCAAACCAGAATATAGTTCATTGTGGGAGTTGGGGTGTAAAGCATCGCAGGCGCAAGCGACTGTAATATTAAAGGCATTTCTGTTACTTTTGTGACCAACTATCTGGAATTTCCGGACAGTTGGCGAGGAAGCCTATTGCACTTCCCTCACTGTGTTTCCACAATGTTCAGAGCACCGCATCTTTTGTAATTCATGGGTTTCAATTCCACACTTCATACACCAAGCTTCCTCGGTTGTTGGAATTCCTGTCCATTCATGATTACAAAAGTCTTCTCGCTTGCTACGTTCAGGCTGATTAGGAAAATCTTTTAAAACCTCTTCTTTAGAAACCCACATTCTATAGTGCAACCCTTCGTGGCTTGGCTCTTGCGGGTCTATAAATTTCATCTTTAGTTCATTTTCCATAATCTTGCCCCTTGTTGTCGCCGACTTTACGCTGCGAGTTCCAAGTCTATCAGAGAAGATTTTACTTGGGCCACTTTTGTTAACCCAAATTCCCAGAAGTTGTAATCGACATAGGTTTCCCTTTGGTTGTCGTTACGATCTAGTTTTGACCTCGGCGAAAGGACAATTACGCCCAATGCATTCAAAATGGCCGTTTCGAATACATGTTTGAGTTATATCTACTTATCAACGGTTATAGCTAAATTCCGCTGTAACTATACATAACTCGGGTCCCATTGCGAACGGGGATACGCGAGCGCTCATTGACGGTGAGCTACCGAAATTTCCAATTAACAAATAATTTAAAAATTGGCAAGTGGGAAGAGTGGAAAAAATTTCTCTACGAGTGATTTTCCTGCTGCGATACTTTTGGCATCGACGACCAATGGGTGACTCTAGTGCTTCCGAATAGATTTGATCTGAAATCAAAGAATATTCTTGATACTCGATCCACGGCCATGTAACTGGGCCTGGCGCGATTGAGAAATGGGTCGGTATACTCCACGTGTACCAACACGTCTTTTCCTACTGGAGGTAGACAGCTATCGACTTTATACCAGGTCATTTTTCGTTTCTCTTAGGACAAATTTAACTTGTTCTTTACTCAATGGAACACAGTCCTCGCACCAGACAACGTATGCATCCTTTCCGAATGCCCCAGAACGAGCAGGTTTCCCACACTTACAGAGCATGGTATTACCTTCCCCATCACACATCCTGACGTTTTCCGGATTTAAAAACCGAACATTGCCGACACAACCATATTCAACTTCCACATTTTCTCCATTGTTATGATAACTCTACTTATCACTACTCTGATTTTTTAGATTCTCAAATAATTATTTTTCTGACAAGGTGAAATAACGGAAGGTATCTTTATGCCCGTGAGACTAGATTGTCGATTTTGTAACGCCAAAGTCCGAGTGCTTGCTCTATTTAGAGGAAACACGCTATGTCAAGACTGCTATTACGAATACAAGACCATCTTTCAGGGCTACTTAAACAAAAAACGAAGAAAAAACAAAGCCAAAGAGGATAAAGATGGAAATCGATGAATTTTGGTATTTTTGCTTTGCCACATTAACAACCATCAGCGTTATATCTAACCTGTGCTCTCTGATATATGTGTTTAAGATATGGGATCACATAGAAGAAAATAAAACCAAGGATTTTTGAATGAAATATGAAATAATTAAAATGGCCCATATAAATACAACGCTTAGCAGTTCAGAGGCCATTATGTTCACTAAAGTATTTTAGGAGGAATATGCCCTGTTTTTGTTGGATAGACGATTGCGAAATAGAGCCGGAAATGAAAATTATCAGAGATCACATGAGATTAATAGTAGAACAAGCCAAGATCATACATGGAAAGGGAGATCTATATCCGAAGAATGGATGTCTTCCAAGGCACATTCTTGGAGACATCCATAAACTACTCGATGATCTTTTCAATGATAAGTGTCAAGAAGGACATTAAAGTCTCAACCTAGCTTTTAGCTCCTGTACCTTTTCATAAGCGCCCTTTTGACCAGCTGCCGAGAAATCCCCTCCGCCAGAGTAAGGGCCTGCGTTAACGCCAGTGGGTTGGTAAAACGGACTTTTTCGATTTTTGTCGATCGTTTCCTGAATGGAAGGAGCAGCAACAGCAGGCTTGTGAATACCCAAAGCCTTGATGTTCTGATACAAAAGCTTTTGTCGAGCAAACCCCTCAGGCATTTCTAGCATTGGTTCGGCAATCTCCGGGTGTTTTTGAGCGAATTTTTCGATGATTTCAGGAGATAAGATCTGAGAAAAATCAGGATTTTGCTTCAAAAACTGTGAGTTTCTTTCCTGTTCGACCATTTGGCGGGCTCTGTGATCCGCAACCTCATCCACTTTCTTAGTAAATCTCTCCTCAAACCTTTCCAATTTCTTATTTAACCGTCGTTCATCTACATAAGGCTCATCATAAGAATCTTCGTCTGGATCCACATCCTTAAACTTCTTCTTACTAGCCTCTGCGATTTCTTTTTCGTATGCAGCATTCTTGGCCTCCGCAGCAGCCTTAGCTCGTTCAGCGCCCTCTAACTTGCGACGCAAAATTGCAAGATTTTCAGTAGTGGTATCCACTTTTTGTTCATCTTTTCCCTGTTCAGAACTAGGTATTGTCATTCTTTCCTTTGCCTTAACGCCGACACGCGGGTTGATAATATTTCATAATTTTGTTAGTAACAAACTTTAGATTTAACATCAACTATGGATAAGAATTTGAAAATAAACAGGTTAGAAACTCACGACAGATTACAACACCTAACAAAGCAAAAAGACGACATTTCACAGTATTGCCAATCCATTATCAACCAACGTCCTTTTGGGGATCGTCCTTTTTATATATTCGCTCACAAGAGAGAAATAGGGCTCGACGAGCGTTTTTCTCTATTTACCAGCGGCATGTACCCCGATCTCAGGGACGTGCCTACCCACAGAATGATTTGGCAACCTAGGCTTACCAAACCAAAGGCTCAGACAAACTCCATGTTATTCAAGGGATATCCAGGAACGGATGTAGTAAAAATAATTTGGATGATCCCTGAAAGAGAGCTTTGGGAGCAATATAAGAAAGGGAACATGACACAATGCGAAATCGTAGTTGATTGTATTGATAAATTTCAGAATGATAGAGCATCGCTAGAGCAACCGGATCAAGACGATCCAAGAGATGAAGAGATTAATTCCACTTATACCGGAATCAGCCAGGAAGCTAAATGGAAAAGGAATTCTAAGATAAAATGAGCGGACGCGATCTGACATGCCTTATCATTGTAATTCTGGCATTCCCTAGAGTAGGGTCTATTCTATTGGCCATAGAAATTTTTATTATAATTAACCAATTACGTTAATGATCACAGATATAATCACTAAATTTATGGAACTGCTCTCGACATTAACCAAGGAAGAGGCTGATTTTATTGAAAACGTTCTAAGTTGGACCGATGAGAAAAAAATTGCCTTTAAACTAGCAAAGAGACTATTCGAAGAAGATGAAAATGAAGAAACACAAAATAAAGTGGCTAAAGTTCCCGAGTAACAAGCCAAAGTATAGCGGACTTTTTGCTATAGTTGTAAAAAAGACCTCATTTGGTCGTGATCATTGGAAATCCAGTGAACGAATGGTAGTTCCAGAAACCAATGTGGTTAATTGGGGTATTTGGTCTTATAAGGAAATGATGCTTGGGATCACAGAAAGTCATGTATCTTATAAGAAGTTGTGGGGATTTTTTGACCAAAAAGGAGACCCAATTTCAGAGGTTACTCACTTCATGGAACTTCCCCCTATCCCTGAAAACATCACGCAAGGGACTTCGGAGCCTGACGAAAAGCCTTCTGAGGGATGTTAGACTGGCTAGGCGATCCTCTCATCGATCCTATCTTGGCCTTAAAACCTGTGCCATAGTAATCTCCCGACGGATACATCTGTTTTTTCCCATCATAAGACGGCTGTCCCTTGAAGGGTTGTCGCACTTTCTTTCCCGAGGGATCTGGTTTTGGAGAAATTGGGTTTTCGAACATAATTGCCTCGTTATAAAAGACCCCATGTGGGAATCGAACTCACGCCCTCCGGGAATGCGCCCGGACTCTTCCACTGAGTTAATGGGATCTAAACTCTTAGTACCGATAACCAGTCTTCATCTTCTGTTTCTTGGCTTCTCGGTCGCCTTTCATCTGATCGCTATGAATTTCTTCAGAAGTGTCAGGATACATGTGCTCCGCGCCAGATCCCTCCGCACTCTTGAAACTTTTCATTTTATTGCCTTCAGGGAGGGGATATTTTCCACCTTTTCCGCAAAATGATCCGTGATCATCAATTCTTCTTCCTGCCATATAAATCCTCGGCCAAAGGCCAAATTGTATTGTTATTTTTCAATTAACAATTAATAGGATTTAATTCAACAGCGTTTCCCAATATTTCCATCAGGTCCACATCCACCAGGAGGAGGCATTTCAATAGGACGCTCTACATGGATGTCGATGATCGGACCCGGGAAACCATAAACCAGTTGACCGTTGAACTTAATAGGATGTGATTGTTCGTAGAAATAAGAGATCGATAAAACAATAGATATTCCTACCGCCAAAGAAGCCATCAGAATCCAGATCCCTATTCCAAAAGGCAAGTACTTATCAAGTAATTTCCACGTCTCGCTCTTCGTCATCTTCATAGCCCTCAAATTCATTAAGTATCCACCGAATCGCGGCCTGTTCATGTTCAAACACGCCCGCAGAAACATACAGAGATATAGTACCATCATCAGGCCATATTCTCACACTAATTAAGTGTTTGTAGCAAAGATTTAATAAACGCTCGGTTGAAGGCCTCATTGCATGCCGCTCTCTGGCTGTTGACCCTGCATCATGTTGTCCCCGCCGCCAGACTGATCACTTCCAGGCGCTTGCAGGCCCGAAAGCATCTTCATCACGAATTCATTAGCGAGCGAGTCTCTCCTAGCATCTTCTTTCGCTCGATCACCCTCAGCTTCTTCTTGGGCATCCAGGCTCTGGATCTCATTCATTTTCAAACTAGCTTCAATTTCTCCGTGCTTGGCTATAACGTCCATGAGTTTGTCCAAGGCTTCCACTTTGTTTTTCGTAGAAATGCTATTGTTCGACGCAATTTGGCTGACACGCTCTTCCAAAAGACCGATATTACTTTGTTCTCTTCCGTGCCTCTCTCGAGCACTGGCCAGGTAATTGGCAGACTTAGCATATAATTCCTTGAGTTTCGCCTCTTCAAAGGCGTGTTGAATGTTAGTAGCCTCTTCTTGAACGGCCGCCTGTTGCTGCTCTTGTTGTCCAAGAACCTCCATAAGCTTATTTTTTCCCTGTAATGTGGCCACAGAGGCGATATAGGACGCTGGAATGATCCCTCCCAAGATCTGGTTGAGCTCAATCGTTTGTTGAAACTCCTGCTGCCTTTGAATCGCAGTATTCAATCCCTCAGCGATTACTACCTGGTATTTGCTAAAGATCTTAGAATAAAAGTAAGGGGACGGTTCTTCTCCTAGATAAAGCGATACTTTCGAGGCATTCCAATTGTTTTGAATGATAGAGAGCATCCTTTCTCCCAAAAGCTTTAGAGAAAAGTCCCATTGATCGAAGTATTTTTGCAAAACCATTAAATTTGCAGCCTGTTTCAGAAGGACGGTGAGAGAAGAAGTCTGCTTATCATCCTGCCCGGACCAATTCTCTATATCTACACCAGAAGTGGAGAAAATAAGAGCTTGCATCTGGTTAGCCAGCTCCATATCGGATTGAGGAACCCCGGAAGGCAAGATCTTATCGCAATCCTGCATCTCGTATTCCTCATTAATTATAATATCCCAACCCTGGCCGGTTTTCTTTAAATTGTCCTCATTAGCAACTGCCCCGACCTTTCTTTTCCAGCCCTGGTTAATAGTAGCTTCGCTAATATCATGGTTAATTATAACCCTTCTATTAAATAAATGCTGGCTCGATCTCATAGTTCTAACTAAAGATCTCACCCTCAAATCGTGATAATTAATATGTGGTTCATAGTTCCAGTAAACCGGAACCACGGGACACTCGTCAAACCCCAAAGGGTTATCCCCCTGGAACATTAGCTGATCGTTGAGAACCACGGCTAATTTCCAAGTAGGGCATTCCACCTCCACCACTTCCATATCAGGGATATTGTAGAGCATCGCGTCTATGGTTTCTTGTCCGCCCGCGAAATCAAAAAACTGATTCCTGGATCGAGAGTACAATCGTTTTTTCTTCCTCTTCCAGCGGTACCACACGTAAGACAGCACCATGAGATCGTTTCGGGCCATATTGTAATTTTCAGGTAAGAAGTAGAACGACCCATACCTTTGAGGCGTTCCTGACATTGGAGTGATGGCTGCGAGTTTCCCAGGGAATCGATTTTCAGCCTCATGTTTTGAAATATATTCTTGGCACCAGATAAACTGTGCGTCTGCAAACCCAGGATCCCTCGCATATGGATCCACGAGAAAGCTGTTGTACTCCCAGATCTTTGCCTTCAGCTCCCCCTGAGCCGGATCGTCTCCCACAAAGTTAAGGTAGGGCTGCACCAATACCAGCCCGGAGATGGCGGCAAGCTCACAAGCTTTAGAAAATTGTTCATTGATTCCTCCCACATTAGCTGCATGATCGATAATCCTTGTATACTGATCCGTGGTCTGGGAATCTCCCCCCTCGGAAGCAATGTAATTGATTGACTTCCTGTGCTGTCTTTGATACCCTGTTACCATGTTTATTGGTTGCTGCAATAAGTTGAAATAAAAGTTTTGATGGCTAAACGAGGGTGTAAAATTAAAATATCGATTTATGAAATTCTGTTCGCCCGCATAAAAAAGCGTATCGATATTACTTTGGTTCCACCTAGCTTGTTCGATAGGCTGGAATTTGCTGTAAAGGTTATCAAGCCAAGCGCGTACATTGCCTTGGTTGGGCTCTAAATTATTATTCCAAGGCGGATAGTAGAAAGACAATGGGGCCTCAAGGGTTAATAATGCCCCAATAACAAATGAAGGAATTAGTTTAAATGGACTTTCCAGATATCACAGAAGAAGAAAATAAAATCTCCCTAGAAGAAGGCTTAAGAATATTCGGCGAGCTTAGGAAAAAGTATAGCAACAAAAATATAAAAGACCTCGATATTGTGTTAAACTCGATATGCTGCGCGCTTACCAGACTAACGGCTCTGAACGTTAGAAAACAGGACTACGAGACGTTTGCAGAAATAATCAAGTCGATCATATTGAGAAATCTTGTTCTATGGGAATCAAATGAAGGAATTAGTTTAAATGGTAAGAAGGCGTAAGGAAAAGAAAAGCGACCAATATAATACAGAAACGGCTTTTCAAATTCTTAGGCAAGCCATGCTAGATCATCCAGAAATCGAGCAAAGTTTGTGGGCAGGAGCCTGTTGGTCGGCGCTGGTAAACGGGTATCTTTTATCAGAAATCCCCTACGACCAGTTTTGCGAAGATTTTGACAACGCGAAGGAATTTTACAAAGAGAGATGGGAATCAAAATGAACAAACACATGCAATGCATAGTTGCCGTGATAGAGGGACTCAGAAATCTGGACAATTGGCCGGAATCTGTCGCAAAATCAGAACTGACAGAGATTAGAGATTCCATGGCGAAAACCAAGGAGGCCCTTGGTTTTAGTTTCCTCCCAGGTACCAGGAAGAATTATATAAGATTCGCCGATCCTCTGGGGAGAGAGATATCCTTGTTTGAATGGATGGTAGCCAAAGAATCGTGCGAGTTTCACGTAGAAGAGCAATACTTCGAATCAGAACTGGTCAAAGAACCAGTTCGGGTAAGTACGGTGTGGTTGGGGATGAATCACGCTTTTTTCAACGCACCTATCCAGATATTTGAGACAATGATCTTTGGAATCGAAGACGATGAGGATCTAAAAGGATATCAGGACAGGTATTCGACGCTTGAGGAAGCCGAACTTGGGCATACTAAGGCCGTAAATGAAGTAATTATTTACTTCAAAAGTAAATCAGAGAAAAAATGAGTCAATCAGACTTTCCTTTCCCATTGAAAGAGATGAATACGATTTGCGTCTAAGATTTAGCCTATGTTCGGCGCTTTTGATATACCCTAATCACCCCTATAAACCTCGACCCATCCATCCTCAACCTCGCTAGGTAGATACTGAATCGCAAACCTATCAGCCACCTCTGTGGTCAGAAAAAGACTCTTTCCTCTCTTTACTCCCGCCGACTCTAACTGCCTCAGCCAAAACTCTTCGAAAGATTCTCTGGCGAGCTCCGGCTCGTAGTCATCATCGTTTATTTTCATCTTTCCTCGGGATACTTTTCAAAATACTTTTGGTAAAAGGCATCATGCATGGGACACCAATACAGGTCGTATTTTATTTTCTCTTTTCGCGGCCATACCCGATTTTTATCCCACTCTATTTCTATCTGCCTATCATCCCAATGAAGGAGAATGATCGGATAATCGGAGGGCTTTGGCAATTCCCACGAGCAGGGAATTAGTTTCATTCCTTCTCCCCTGAATTAAGCTCGTCCATCACCAGGGAAATCAAATCGTTCACCAAATCCCGAAATGAGGAAGAACCCTCGACCCTCACTAGCCCCTCTAACGATGTTCTTACGAGCATTAAACTCAATGTCAGCGTTCCCAAGTCCTCAAACCTACTAATCCAGTCATCAAGACACTCACGCAAAGCACCTTGGGCTTCCTCTAAATAAGCCACGTCGTCTGGAGTGATCTTTCTGTTCCACTCATCGTCTTCCACTACACCCTCCCAAACCCGCCAAGAGTTTTACCGTCCCCATCGAGCGCTTTTGGAACCTTATGGGTCGCTATAGCATATCTTAATGCATCGCATGCATGATCGGCAATCCCAGACCCTTTCAGTGGGGCGTCTTCCCCTTTCTGAGCCTTTTTAGCATCCCATACATATGCTTCAATTTCTTTGATAAGATTGGTACACTCCGAGCATATAACCAAATTTCCCTTGTACATCTCAGTAGCCACAGACTGAATACCAAAGTCCACGTCGTTATTAGCGTCGATGCAGTGAATGCCCAGCCGTTGCAAATCCAATTTAAAGGCAGCGCAACTGGGATCAACGTAAATCCCACGCACAGCATAGTCGGCAATAAATCGCTGCACATCCGCCGCAAGCTCTGAATTAGTCTTTTGTCTTCCACGTACAGCCGAATCCCAATAATATTCTTTTTCTACCCAGAGTTTTCTACCAGTCTGATCAAAGCGACCAGTACTGACCCCAATGAGGAGGCAGCAAAACGGGGCCCGGGTGCCGTAGTCAATCCCACAAATCCAGTATTCAGCAGCCCTAGGAGGGCGAACAACAACATGGAGTTTAGGGTCGAAGAAGTCATATATCGCTCCCTCAGCAAGGCACCAAATACCCAAAATGTTTCGCTTGAAGAAGAGACCACTCGAAGATCTCCTCATATCAGCCTTATATGATTCACTTAAGAATACGTTATCATCAAGCACAAAATGTAGTGCGTAATAGTCCGGATCGCTTTCAGCCCTGTCGATCCACTGTTTGCACTTGTGAGACGGCTGCTTGGGGTTCATGGCTGCAAATAGTTTGCTGTGGTCTCGACGCAGGCGGGTTTGGATCATGTCTATCACAACCTCAGGATATAGCGTCATCTCGTCGCAGTAGCAAAGATCGAGAGTGATCCCCTGAATCTTTCCTAAAGCCCCCTCATCGCCTGCGCCGATACATATTATATTCTTTAGACCAAACGACAGAACCCCTTTACTAGACCAGTTGCAAAGAGGGCGAAATAAACTCAGCTCCTCAGAGTTATACAGCAAAGAGACCACATTATTGTACACCGACCCCATTGAGTACCCAAAGATTGCTATACTATCCCCTGGACATTCAAACACCCACCTCAGGAAGGCATATAGAGTGCACACGGTTTTCCCCGAACTCACCGATCCGTGCGCCAAGTTGTACTTCGCATCGGCTTCCTGGATGAACTGAATCTGTTTGGGGGACATTAGAACTTCATCTTTCATTCAGGCTCCTTTGGAGGTAGTGGTAAGGGCATCCAGTGTGTAATTAGCAGGTCTAGATCATCCACCGAGGCGCAGCACCCGCAGGCGGTTCCGACCCATTCCCTCCAACCATAGATAGTGAGATAGCCGACCACAAAGATCTCATTCGAAGGGACATGAATCAAAACTTCCTCGGACGGAAGGTTCCGAACGCCCCGCTCGTCCACTCCTAGTACGGGCAAACGCTCCTTAACGCTAATCCACTCACTCATTTTGTTGCCTGCTTTAATCATTTTGTGTAATGTAAATTATTTAATAAATAGAGGCAACCGTGAAAGGAAACGTCTACTGCAAGAAATGTAAAGACACCATTGTCGATCCTGAGATGTACAATTTTCGCTCGTGTAAATGTGGGAGCACACAGGTTCAAAAGGTTTTGAAGGGGTATGCGGTATCGCCAGGGGCTGATTATTGTATGGTGGACGACCAGGGCAATGAGATTATCGTCACCGATGAGAAGGCAACGGCCGCACCTGAGCGTGTGGGCGATCCGGTCGAAGATGCCTTGGCCGTGTCGGAATTAATGCTTGCGCTTTCCCACCAAGTGGATGCTATGGAAAATTTGAGTTCCGATGGAAGGTTTTCGCCGGCAACGAATCAGGACTTGCTTGCACATTTAATTTGGCTTCAAGAAGTGTTAAGGCTGGCTTTAAAGAGAGATGTGGGGGTAGGTCGACAGCTGGTTGAGCTTCGGGACGAGATTCGGGACGAGATTCGCTACCTTGAGAATCGGATTCTTGATCTAGAGCCGCAATAGCCTTTTCCTTAAGCTCATGAACGGCATTTCTAGGCCTTCCGCCGATTGCTGCAAACATCTCTTTATAGGCATTGAGCTTAGCGGTGTTCATTTCCTCTAGCGGGGCATGTTCTACATAACCACGATGGCGTCCGAGTGTCTTGAGATAAAAAATGACGGCTGTGGAATTCTTCGCATCTCTGAGGTCGTCTAGAGCCTTCTCGTACCTATCTAGACGGACTTCTATCAGATCTATCACCACCTGTTTCAATTCGGGGCGGGTATTGATTCTCTTGTTGAGAGCTACCCGGCTAACTCCGAGAAGCTTTGCGGCTTCGGATTGATTCCCATCTGTCTTATGCAGAGCGACTTTTGCCTGCTCATCGGTATATTTTGAGACTCTTTTTTGTCTGGACGCTTTGTTAACCATAGATATCCGATTATCAAGTAGTGATATTAAAGTAAAGTTTATATCTTACATAAGTGTGGCAGATGTTGTATATTTGTGGCATATCTAGCGCTGAAAAGAAAAAACCAGGGTTTATGGCATCGATTCATAAGAAGCAGTTTCTTCATACCTTCCTTTGGCAAGTCCAAATAAGGCGAAAAGGAACGCCTCAGTACACCATTTCATTTTGCACTGAAGCTGAAGCCAGGGAGTGGGTGGCTTTAAATGAAGAAAGGTATTTGATCGATCCGTCTAAATACAGGAAACTTCATCAAAAAGACCAGGAATGGTTAAAACGTCGCAGAATCCGGGAATTCAAGAATGATGCGCGAAAAGCTTGGATGTTGAAAGTGAAGGAAGAAAACGAAAATGGGCGTTGATTAACACCCTTTCTTTATGGCCTTTTTACCAATCTCAACAACTTTGTCTCTTTTCTTATCGGCTTTTTCTAAAGACTTGAGATCCTTTCCGACTTTCTTGGACTCTTTCTCGATCTTGCGGATTTTCTTGTCCATAATTATTTCTTCTTCTTTTTCTTGGCCTTCTCTTTCTTCATAGGCATTTTTTCTTCATGCATTTCTTTCTTAACTTCTTTGACGTGTTCTTTTTTTTTATGGGCCATCGGTCTAATCTCCTTTGTAGGCATAAAATGCAGTAAAGTGTTTTTTATAATTACTGGTCAATATTTTTCCCGAATTTTTTAACCCCTAGCCAAATTCTGTACCCCCGCGTGCGACAATCGCACCAATGCTTTCCTTCCCAGTGCCCTTCTTCTTTTCGATTGGGCTTTTTCTTGCAGTGGTCTTTCTTGCTAATCTTCTTCAAGAAACCTCTTCTCTTTCAAACAATTCGTCGCTCATGACCTCGCAATGTGCCGTAAGATCCACGAGTTCTTTCCTGAGGGCCGATATCTGATAAAAAGCCCCCCTGCGGAGAGTAACTAAATCTTCTTTTAGTTTTAGAATTTCCATAACGAGTGATGATACGTCTGTTTCGAAAAGATCTAATTGCTGCATATTGCCCCCTATTTTTAATTCATCAATTATATCTGAGGGGGGAATTTTCGCAAAATAAAAACCCCATCCTTTTCAGATGGGGAAAACGATAGTGAAAACTTCGGAGAGGAAAAACTAACGTTTTTTGGACGGAACCTTGAGGCCCTTTTTACGGGCCTCGCTGAGGGCTATCGCAATCCCCTGTTTGGGATTCGTCACTACTGGTCCCTCTTTAGAACCAGAATGTAGTTTTCCCTCTTTCATTTCGTGCATAACTTTTTTAACTTTAGTTTGAGCTTTCTTAGATTCTTTCGTCATATTCTCCTTAAGCGGCGCTGATTACCACAACGGTTCTCGGTTTCTCGTCATATAACTTACGAGCGCAATATTCGAAAACTTGACTGTCATCTTTGATCACGATATGTTTGAAACAATCTTCACACATTTTGACCAAATTGGTTACGTCCGGGCGCTTAATGTGCTTGAGTTTCCCTTCTTTCATCATCTCGTGCATCTTTGCAGTAGCCGATGCGGGTATTGGCATATAGAAAGTATAATCAAATTTTACGGCCACTGTGAGAGGTAGATTGTTAGAGTACTGCTTTTTTATTTCATGCTGATAATACTGTTTTTCTACGAATCTAGGATTGAACGATCTTTTCCCGTATCCAGCATGAGCTTTCCAAGGAATTGGAGGGCCGGATATTTCAAATTCATGCATGCATATCTCGATGGTTGTTTCTCAAGATATAGCATTTAAATAATTTACTATCTACTTCCTTCTGGTCCATTCAAAGAATTTTTCTACATCTACGAAAATTAGTCTTCCCACTCTTCTAACCCATGTATGAGCTCCGCTGTCCTGAGGGCATCTAATCCAGCCTCTGATTGTGGGCAGTTTTAGTTTTAGCTGTGGGTTGTTTTTTATGAAATCCTTAAGCGATTGAAGGTCAGGTTTTTTTGTCATAATTTGTGATGCCTGTTGATATTAATTGATGACTAAAGATATCATGTTGGCATGCTTAATCGCAATGGGAAAATAAATACTTCCCGTGCTATGCATATAAAAAGGGGCTTGCAGGCCCCTCAAACCTAGGAAACAAAAATGGAAAACAAAAATCTTATCTCAGCTTTGGTTAAAGCACAATTAGAAATTCGGGCCCCTGTTAAAGAGGGAACCAATCCGATGTTCAAGAACAAGTATGCGACTCTAGACGCGATCTATGCAGCTTGCCGAAAACCTTTAGCAGACAATGGGCTATCCCTTTCTCACAGCGTGGAAGTGGACCCACAGGGAAGATACTTTTTGGTCACTACCCTGTTTCATGTGTCTGGCGAATCTATGAAAAATAACTTTCCGATGATCATAGAGAAGCAGACTAATCAGGGAATTGCTTCAGCTAGAACCTATGCATGTCGATATGCTACGTGCAATCTATTAGCCCTTCCGGGGGATGAAGATGATGACGGAAATGCTTCAGCTAAGGAGGCAAAAAAAACTCTAAACTCTGATCAATGTAGAGCAATCGAAGAATATGTTGGCGAGAACAAAGAACTTACGGACAGAATATTGAAGGGATACAAGGTTAAGACTCTCGGAGATATAGATGCTAAAAACTTTCTTCCTATCATGCAGAACCTTAAAAAACGGGTGGCTGTATGAGCTGGCAAATTTATTACGACTACCTAAACCCTTATGAACCACCTTATTATGATCCAGAGTTAGAGGAAGAAGATGAAAATACTGAACATTAAACAAAATTCCCCTGAATGGGACACCTTGAGAAAGTCTCATGTGGGGGCAAGCGACATCGGAATTCTGATGGAAGGCTCCGAGAGAGAAATTTACGATCTCTTGCAATATAAACGAGGACTGAAGGAAAAGTTCACAACCGATGCTATGCAAAGGGGAACGGACATGGAAGCCGAGGCTGTTGAGCATTTCATAGGCCGTGAACGTAAAGAGAAAGAGAAGGCGACAGCTCTTGGAGACGCTCCGTACGATTGGTTAATGGCAAGTTTCGACTTTTTAGACTCAGAAGCAAGGTTGCTTGTTGAGGTAAAATGTCCTCTCATAGTATTGGATATGCCTTCGGAACATTCCCACTACAAAAGGTGGATCTGGCAAATACAAGCGCAACTGGCAGTCTCGGATTACGAACGCGGTCTACTTGGAGTCTATGGGCCTGGTGGTTCTAGGCAGGAATGGGTCGTTCGGAACGAAGACATGATCCGAGAACTCAAGATCAAAGGGAAGTGGTTTTATGAATTGATCGTGAATTTTGGAGAACTTGCTGCCCCAAAAGAGCTCGTCGAAAGATATGATGATGAAGCTCAGGAGTGGGCAGAGTTATTCAGGTCGATCGACGGAAAAATCAAAGACCTTGAGGAAGAGAAGAAAATTCTCAGGGATGAAGGCATTGCGATTGCGGGAGACGACCCATTTCTATGCAATGGAGTGAAGGTTCAAAGAATTGCATCCAAAGAAACCATCGACTATGAGGCTGCGTGTAAAGCCCATTCGATCGATGTATCTAGATTCAAAAAGTTGCCTAAATCTCCATACACATGGAGAATCATAGCTTCATAAGTGTCGCGGGGTTTGAACTATGGTGCGCCCGCGAGCCGTCTCCAATCGGTTTTTAAACGCATCAGGACGTGCCCTCCTTGATTGGGGGGCTTTTCTTTAGAAGTAAGAAGCGTCTTGGGGAGATCCAATTTTGTTTATGAACGGCTTGAGAAGCTCCAGGACCGACGCAGTAAACTCTTTTCCTTTCTCTCCATAACTTTCTATGTAAGGCTTCCAGTTAGGTTTTCCGTCTTTCTCCCCTTTTTTATAAGAGGAGCTTTGGAAGTAATAATGCCCATTTTTGGAACGACATAATTTAAATCTTCCTAAGATAATTCCCCACTTGCTACCAAAGTCTACATCAAAGAATGCAAGTTCATATGCCCCTGGCATCGCTTCTTCAAAATTTAAAATTTCCATAAATTCAATCTTTTCATATTTTGTTCTTCTAAAATCATAAATTTACCGCATCTTTTGCACTCGCAACAATCTTTCCATAAAATCGTCACGGTTCGCGGCAGCAATGTAGTGTTACAACCGTAGCACTTAGAAGCTTTCGCTTGAGGGAAAGCCCAAGTCGATACGTTAAAGGTGCTTCTATACTGAGGTCCTCGATGATATATCTGCTCAGAGACAACTGATCTACATATCCCCATTCGCTTCAATTAGCATTAAATAATTAAATTTAATACTAATTTTTCCAACCCGTCCGATTCTCCCACTCTAAATCGGACACATCGTATCGGACTTCTCTAATACCGGAAGGTTCCTTTAAAAAGACAGATCCAGAGTTGGTGACCACGTCAAATCCCATCCATTTTTTACCTTCCCACTCTTTTGCTTGTTCTTTATGCCTTAAAATCCTTTGTTTTTTTAGCTCGACTATTGAATTGGGATTTTTTGAATGATCGATTTTTGGGGCATCTAAAGGGGCTTGCGGGACAATCTGGATGTTTCTTGTGACGATCTTTCTCAAGTTGTTCTCAGCCTGTTCTTGAAAACCTGCGTCTCCAAAGACTAAGTGAGGATCTGGAATTCCCATCCTACCAAGCTTGAATTCCAGGTAGTTATGTCCCAGAATGATGTCAGAGTTTTCTTGATTTTCCTGCTTGATCTTATGAGCGAACTCCTTGTCAGCCGCTGACCGGTCCACTGGCTTAGGAGCTTTCTGAACCTCCTCGACTGCTTTAATGACCCATTTGATGATGGATAGGTAATCGGATCCTCCGGTTTTCCCCTTGCTAATCTTCCACGACGAGAGCTTGTCGTAACAGGCAGCGAGCTTATCAGCGTCTTCTTTTAGTCTCGTGAGTAGATCCGTCTGTTGCTTGTCAGTTAACCAAACTTCAGGGGCTACCTGGGTCTTTTCCTCTTTTTCTTTTTTCTTAGGCGAAGGCGAAGCTTGTGGGGTCCCCTTGGGGACTATAGGGGATATATATTCTTTGTTCTTCTCTTTGTTCTCTGGGTGTCGTTTTTGACACCCATGGGGTGTCAAATTTGACACCCCTGAGGTGATGAAGTGAGATCGAATAACCCTTCTTCTTCCATCGAAAGATACATACGAAATGAGATTTAATTTTCTTAATTTCGACAAGCCTCTTTGAAGAACCCTTTCTTTGACTCCGAAGAACTTTTGAAGATATGGATTGGAAGCTATGCAACCAGTTTTTGGATCATCTAGACTATCTATTTCGGCCCAGAGGCATTTTTCGAAAAAGTCTAATTCACTGTGTTCCCAGATCTCTCTAGGTATCCAGACGCCTTTAAATGCTCGGGGTAATTCTTGAATTTCAGACACTGATTGACTCCTACAGGTTTGTAAGAATTCAGTGTCCACTCGATTTTTCTTGCAAGATTGCTTGCCAGAAATTATCATCCACATTAAGATACTAGTCGTTCTACTTCTAGTATCTGGTGTGGGTGGCACACCGAATCCCGACAGTGCCTTGGCTATAACCGAGGCACTGGCATTTTTCTACTCAACGATAATTAAAACTTAAATTCCCGTCCAACGGAAAATTTACATTATTTTTTATTGCTCCACATTTTTGACTTTTCTTTTTCCACTAAAACCTCTCCTAAAACGGTAAGACAGCAAAGCAAAAAAAATTCGGTCATAGATTTTTTCCTATGTAGTCGAAAAATCTGAAAATGAGATAACCAAGACAGACAACAATGCCTATTTTGAGAAGGATATCGGTATCCATAAGACCTCCTTTCGGGGTTTTACTACAGATAATCCTATTTTGACTTTGTGTCCAGAAGCTCTATTTATCTTTGGGAAGAGGGCGAATGTCGAATTCTAGCCCCTGATGAGCTTTCAATACATCCTCTCCGATCATTTCCAGCTCATTAGATGGCTTTGTAGAGCAAGAGGCTATGAATACTAGGGATAAGATAAGATATAGCATTTTATAATACTGGCCCATGATATACCCCTGATAAAATTAAAGAACTAGTGTTTTGAAAATTAGTATCCGACAATGTTCCTCCAGATCCTCCAATAAACACATATCCATCAGCTGATCCAGCAATAGTTTGAAAATAAACAGCTTGCCCTGAAGTTACCAATGTTAAATTAGTCCAAGCAATAGGAAATACAGCCACGCAACTAGCAGATGCAGAATATGGAAGGCCAGATAACATAGCCGATCCCGTCGCCGATCCTTTGCTGGATAGGGTAATCTGGATATCTATATAAACTATTCTTCCGATTCTCGCGTAAATACCCTGCTGTAATGAGTATGTTATACCAGTAGAAGATCCCCCAAAACTTAAAATAGGAGTGAAAGCAGTCGGATCTATATTGGTATTTAATGCTGTCCCATTAGCTAGTGTGATAGAAGTAACGGTAGGTGTCGCTGTAAACGAGGGATCAGCTCCAGTTGAACCGGCTAATACCGTTCCTGTAGCAGCCGCCCCCAAAGCTACAATTGATCCGGTTCCTTCGCCTATCAAAACACCATGTGCTGTATAAGTCGCAGGGGTATATGGCCCCACAAGTGACAAGGTTACAGCCCCAGTGCTTGCCGATGCTGCAATCTGGTTAGCCGTTCCTGCAACACTCGTGACAGCGATGGAACTTAAGGTGCCCCACGATGCTGGATTGCTGGTAGTAGCAACCAAAACTTGTCCCGTAGTACCAGCGGCAAGCCATGAAGGAATCCCTGTAGTTCCAGATATTAACACTCCATTATTAGAAGCTGTCACTTCACCAATGACGCTAGCTGAACTGGAATATAGAAGTTGATTTAGAGTGGTAGTAGTAGGATAAGTCGCTGTAGTTGCTACCCAATTGGTCCCATTCGCTCGTAGAATAGTTCCAGTTGAACTTGCTGAATTAGGATAAGTAGGTGTGCTAGCTACCCAATTTGTCCCGTCTGCGATCAGTATTTTTCCAGTCCCTGTTGCTACCGCTGGATAGGTAGCAGTGGAATAGGCTGGGTCGGCCGAAGCTCCCCCAGATTGGAGAACCTGTCCAGAACTACCAGCCCCAAGTGCAGTGATAGAACTAGTTCCTTCTCCTATTAAAACGCCGTGAGTGGTATATGTTGCAGGGGTATAAGGGCCTATTAGCGATAAAACCACATTACCAGTGGTGGGAGATGCTAAAATTTGATTAGCAGTTCCTGTTACGCTAGTCACTTCCCCAATGGCCGATGGATTCGTCCAAGTCATTGGAGCCCCCCCTCCTCCTCCGGAAGTAAGAATATATCCACTGGTTCCAGCTGTGATCGGAAGATTAAAGTTATATGTACCAGCATTTGTCTGGGGTAAAATAGAAATTGTCCCTGATGATGAGCCCGTTAAAAGATATGAAGGACTAGAAACCGATGTGGTAGCAGCGATGGTTCCTGGGGCAATGAATGTTGAAGGAGTGCTAAGAGTTACAGATCCTGTAGCTGCGGATGCTGCAATCTGGTTAGTTGTTCCCGCAATATTAGTGACGGCTATTGCTGAAAGAGTTTGAAATGTTGGAGCAGATCCCGTGTTCCCCGATAAAACTGTTCCTGTAGCTCCCTCCGCTGTTGCGCTGATAGCAGAGGCTGTGTTGCCTACCAATACTCCGTGAGAAGTAAAAGTAATAGCCCCTGTCCCCCCATTAGCAACAGACACAGGCGTAATAAGGGAAACGGTCATTGAGCCCGCACCAAGACCCACTACTATCCCTGTTCCTGAGATAGGAGCTGCGGATTGGTATATTGTTCCGTCTCCTATAAGGAGATGGCCGGAAGTTGCAGCAGCAGTGTTCCCTGTTCCCCCATTGGCTACGGCTATGGTAGTTCCATTCCAAACACCGGTTCCTATTGTGCCCAAAGTAGTGATCGAAGATTGGCCCACATAAGAAGCAGAGATATCCACCACTACATTACCAGTCGTAGGACTAGAAGTAATTCTATTAGCAGTCCCAGAAACTGACGAGACGCCGCCGGTCGGACCGATATACGATGCGGTTAACGTACTGGTAGCAGGATTTCCAACAATACTAATTGTTGATCCGTCACCTATAATGTTAATATTTCCAGCTGTTGGGCCGACTTCTCCTCCACTGTTACCGGACAAGAATAAAATTTCCCCAGCAACAGATGCAAGAAATTGCCAATTGGCCAATACCACTCCGCTAGAAGAAGTGAAATTGAATAAAACCCATTCCTTATTATTTACTGTATTTATCCACTTTTTAGTCACCGGATAGTTAATATCGTAAGCCGTAGGATCTCTAGTCATGAATACGGTCATGAGAGAAGATGTAGAGGAACCACCGGTAGCTACAGTATTTACAAAATTAGGAATGGGATAGGTCATTAATCTACCTTTACATTTCCTTCAACTTCCGAAGGCGCGGGAGAATTAGGAGGTTGATAATTTAATATTTGCTGTAACGCACTAGCTAATTGATTCACATGAGGAAGTAGATAAGCTCCCCCTTCTTTCAAAGCCTCGTGACACATCTCATGGATTTTAACATCTATTTCTTTGAAGATTTCTAAATATTTCATTTTCTTTTTTTCCTGTTCTTTTTTTTCTGAGAATATGTTTGATATAAATGATTTAAAACTCATTCGGATACCGATAAATTTGTATCTTTTTCTTTTATAAAAGAGAAAAGAGCATTCACCACATGGTGCATCTGCAATCCACCGCTCTTTAGAGCCGCATCTATCACTGTGACTAAATGTCTTTCTGATTCTTCATTAATTTCTAAAAATTTCATTCAGTGTCTCCTTTAGACATGATTTAGTACGTATATATTTTTTTTAGTTTAGGGTCAATTTTTGTCTAACCCAACCTAGTTACTCTCAAA